ACATTGATATCAGATATTATATCAAAGTTTATCACGCCTGGCAAGACTTTTATTTCAAGTTTATCTAATGACCACTCAGCACCCAGCCATAGGAATTTAACCCCTGTAGTCTCCCTAAAGACCCAAGGGCTAATTAGCTTGATTTGATGATGGTGGGGAAATGCGTATCCGACTTGTTTCTTATCGTGTGCTTGAGGCGCTTCGCCGTCAGCATACCAATAGTTATAACGACCATCTTCCATGTAGAAAGAGATATCGCACCAGTTCTCTATCATAACCCCCCGCTTATAGAGTTCTATGATAGCGTAGCAATCTTTAGCCGTTCGATTTGATACAAGATGAAAAGGCTTTTGCTCACTATGCTCAAAGTGGGGTTCATACGACTCCAACCCTTTCCACCAGTCAGGGAGCGTTTTTGACGATCTAACGATGGGTGTATGAGTATAGACGCAATTGTTAGTGGTGAAACAATCCAGATTTATTTCGGGAGTTCTATGAAAAAAGTGAAACATAATGTAAAAAGGCCCTTGACAGGTTTCAGAGGTGACGGTATAATATGCTTTGCATTAACAGACAGCTGTTATATCTTTATATAAATTGCAACTGTCGAGCGAAGCGAGACCACTTGCGAAGCAAGTTACTTAGCTCCATCGCTAAATCCTGGTTCAGTAAGCATCACCATCTTATCTATCTGCTTTTTAAGCATAGGTCCGCGATCAGGCCACTTGATCACAGGTTGGTCAGCGTTCTTTGCTAAGTTCTGTAATAGCGGTAGATATATCTTTCGAATAGCCTGTAATCTTTCCTTTAGATCAGCTACTTCGTCGGTGATAGGGGTTAGATCTGTTTCTTCCTGGAAAGTGAAACCAAAGTCATCCCCATTTTCAAGATCCAGGTATTTGTTCTTCTCAACCATTAGTGCATTACCTTCTTATCAAGTGGTCTCATATCACCATCATAACCTGCATCTTCCAACATATCTTTAAATCTCTGCATCCTATCAGAAACCGATTCCGATTTCTCTACAGGTTCAGGACTATAGTATTGATCAACGCTACTCCAATAGTATCTATTCATCTTCTCAGAGACGTTTGTTATAAGCATGATATCTTCTGCATGGATAACAAATTCTTGTTGATCACATAGACTTGGAAAGACCCATGGCGAAAATGCTATGGCTGTATAACCTTCTCTTTCTGCATCGATATACATTACTTTAAGAGGATGGAAGAGGGTATATAAGATTCCTTCATCATCTTCAGTCTCAATCACTTCAGCGATAACATCATCACCATTCTGTAGTCTTAGAAACTGCACAAGTGGATGGATCTCATTCTCTTCCATAATCTATTCCTTCATGCTAATCTTATAAATCTTGAACTTGAACTGTTCTTCACTATAGGTTTTAAGTCTTTCAAAGAAATGCTTTAGCGTAAAGTTTTCTTTGGCTTTCCACTTAAAGTCGTCGGCAATGTCAAAGAGGGTAGCTGATTGCTTTGAATCTGATACACGGAGTCCACGGCCGATAGACTGAAGATTGCGGATTTTAGATTTTGTTGGGGATGCAAATATGACATTATCCAAGGCCACGATGTTAGTACCAGTAGACAAAACGCCAACGGAGCCAACAATAATAGCGTTCCGCTCTTGCTCCACGATCTTTCGGATTTGTTCTCGATCTTCAACTTCAGTTCCTCCATGAATAAAGAACACCTTGCGTCCTTCTTTAACCTTCTTATTTAGCATGTCATACAAGACGGCTCCATGAGACTCAACAAAATTGAATAGTAGTAAAGTGTTGCCTTCCAATGACAAAGCCAGATTAACAATAAAGTTATTCCTACCACGATGGGATATGATATACTTGACTTCATCCTGGTAAGAAGCAGATTTCATATACTGACATTCTTCCTCACTATACTTTAGCAATAGACACTTGATAGTGAGTTCTGCTAGTTGTTTCTTATCCATCAACTCTTTTGATGTAGTGGCACGATAGATTTGACCAAACAATCCTACAAGCTGCCATTCATGAGCCTTAGAGCCTGATAGAGTTCCGGTTACACCAAGACGATATGTTGCTTTGGTACACTTACCAACAATGTCAGTAAGCGCCTTTGCTTGGGCTTGATGAACTTCGTCACAGATAACATAGTCAAACTGTTCAAAGTATTCTTTAGGCATTCTTTGTAGTGATTGCCAGGTAGATATGATGATTGGTTTGTCGGATACTTTATCACGACCTGAATAGACACGGTGACAATACTTCTCCATGTCTTTACCATTCTTGACTGAGTAATCCTCAAAGTCAGAATACATTTGTTCTACAAGTGCAGAACGAGGAACGATCAGAAGTCCTCTCTTACCTTTTTTAAGAAGATAATTGCAAACCAAATATAGAAGCAGAGACTTACCTGATCCGGTGGGAGAGAGAACGATTCTGCGCTTAGAACGTATAGCGTGAGTAAAAGCATTAAGCTGATAATCACGAGGTGGGTGCTTAGGATTAAGTTTAGTAGCAAACTCATTAGCTTCTTCCAATGAGAATGATGTATCCAAATCTTCATCTGCATACTCATATGTATAGCCACGCTTAGTTGCCCACTCCATTACTTGAGGAGCAAGGCCACGATAGATTTGTCTTTTAGTAACGTCCATGAGCCTAAGATAGCCGTCCCATAATTTTTGCTTATACGATGGAACGAATTGAAAACCAGGAGGTCTAAAAGAGAAGGCATCCCTAAGTTCCCATGCTACACTATCGGAGCAATCCAGTCTAATATACGTTTCATTGTAATTTGTTATTCTGATATGTTCCATCTAATCTTCCAGGGTTGAACCTTCTTCATTCTCTCTGATCTATTTTGGGAGTCTCTTAAAGCGGCTTTTGAGATTTTGCCTCTAACCTCTGGAGTCATATCAATCGGACTCTTGCCCTTCTTAGATTCGATATAACATTCTTGACTACAATAGACCTTCTTCTTATATAGAGAGTCCTTGCAACCCTGTCTGGAAATAACTTTTCCACATTGAGGACAATCTTTTAGTTTAGTCTTACAGTTGTCAAAGTGCCATCTAATCATGTTGGGACGATTGCCAGATACCCCACAATGAGGACAAGTGACAAACTCAGAGTTTCTTTTAATTGCTTCTTGGCTAGAGATAGTTGGATCATAGACGATAAAATCGTCATTTTGATTTAGAACGGATTGACCTCCGGAATCAATCCCGAGGGCTTCTGAAAGGGGACAATAAATAGACATGCTGGCGCTCCTCAATAGCGTTAGAGCGGGTAAGGACGGCAATCCTGTGACCCGCACATCTATTTAGCAGATCACTATTTTCCAGAAACCAACTGTTGGTATTTGACATAGTTGCCAAGATCCCATGTTCTGGAATGTAGTGATTTAAGAACATTCTCACAGTAAGAGACAATCTCCTCATGTGCGACCTTCTTCAATAACATCTTATTTAGTTCGGCGTCAGTATCAAGTTTTCTAGCAACCTGAGGATTAGAGAGAACATTCTGATAAGGTTCCCAGCCACGTTCATCTAGTTCATCCTTAGATAGATGACCCTGATAGTAATCCTCACGGAGACCTTTTAGCATCTTATAGTCGGCTTCCATTTTGCGAACCATATGACGATGAAATGACATGATGTTAAGATACTTGCCATGAAGGTGAGATATCTTTAACAATTCCTTTTCCATCGATGTGGAATCAATCTGGGAATCATTTGACCATTCAGTCATTAAGGAATCAATTGTTACAGGCGCTTTCATTTACTACTCCATTGTGAAACGATATTATACTACACTATGAAGGAAATGTCAAAGCCTTTCCACTTCGAATAGGTCGTAACGGAATGTGATATCACAGGTAGGAATGTTATCAGCGTCTGTCTTTGTATCAAAGTTGATTCCGCCAAGTGATACTGGATGACAGTTGTGAAACTTGAAACGAATGTTAGGATTGTTCGCATTGGTATTGACGGTTAGAAAGCCGTCAAAGTATAGAGGTGTTTTATCTTGTGTATCTTTTCTTAGATACTCACGGGAATCAGATGGACGAGTTAAACCCTTCATCCAGTTATATGTCTCTTCCCAAATACGCATATCTTCATCCACAATAGCTGTAATGGTAAGAGGATCAAACTCCATCTTGTCACCATGACGATATGTATTAGATAGTGGAGTTGGTACAGTAACAGCACTAGTAGATACGGAAGGAATGCCTACAGTCTGACAAAAGTATTTTAGATATGGCTTATCGGGAATGATAAACGTAAATCGTGTTAGCTGTAGGATGCTAGAGTTTTGTGGTGTATTAGATGCAAATGATTCGAGAGCCATATCAATCCTCCGTCATCTATTTAGTTATAAAAAAAGCAGGGCCGAAGCCCTGCTCTTAGTTTTTGGATCGTATCTAACTTCTAATTAGGTTAGATTGCGAACGCGGAAGATACGATAGTATCTGTTAGCGTTTGATGCGGTCTGGCGAGTACCAACAACACCGTCACCAGCTGTGGTAGCAAATGGGTTTGCAACCATGCCGTAACGAGTCTTGAAGCCAATCTTTGGCTGGAAGGTATCCTGACCGATTGCACGAACCATCTGTAGTGGAACGT